AGGACGAGTGAGAATTGCAATGGTCTATGTTCATGATATACAGTCTACCAGTTTCTGCCCTTTCTTTCAAGAGGTCCAGAAGGAGTTCCTGAGCTCCGATAGATTTGCGCGGAACTGACTCATCAGATTCATAACGTACATATAGTTCGTCAAAGTCATCAGTGCCAAAAGCATCATACAGACCTGGAACATCGTGAGGTGAGAAGAGGGAGATTTCTTCGTTCCGAATAAATCTTTCGTAGAAAAGTTTCGAGATTTGAATTGAATAGTCAAGTTTCCTTACGCGGTTGTCTTCTGTACCCTTATTGTTTTTCAGAACAATAATGTCTTCTATCTCTTGATGCCAGATAGGAAAGTGGACTGTAGCTGAGCCACCTCTGATGCCGTTTTGCGTGCAGCATCGGACAGTTGCTTCAAACTTTTTAAGGAAGGGGACCACGCCTGTGTGTTGTACCTCTCCGCCTCTGATTTTAGCGTTGATGCCACGGATTCTACCTGCGTTGATACCGATTCCCGCCCTTTGTGCAACATATCTGCCAATAGCCATATCGCTAGTAAAGATACTATCGAGGGAGTCATCAACATCAACAAGAACACAGCTAGCGTATTGTCGAAGTGGAGTTCGCACTCCTGCCATGATAGGTGTGGGAATGTTGATTTTGTGTCTGGAGATTGCGTCATAGTACTTCTTTACGTAATCGAGACGTGTAGATTTTGGATACTTAGAAAATATAGTTGCAGCAATCAAAAGATACATGAACTGAGGGGTCTCATACTGTGCCCCAGTGCTGCGATCTTGAACCAGATACTTGTCAACCACCTGGCGCAGACCAGCGTAGGTGAAAAGCATATCACGATCATGATCAATGAAAGACTCAAGTTTCTCAAACTCTTCATCAGAGTAAAGATTGAGGATCTCAGGATCATAAACACCCTTCTCCACACAACGCTCTACGTGCGTCTTGATGGTGGGGAACTCATGCATACGACCATACAGTTGCTTGCGGAGCGCAAACAGCAGTAGACGCGCTGCCACGAACTGATAGTTGGGATGGTCAAGGTCAATCAGATCACTGGCAGAGCGGATAAGGATCTCTTGGATCTCATCCGTGGTAATGCCGTCATAAAACTGAATGCCAGATTGAATCTCAACCTGAGAAGCAGAAACGCCTGCCAGGTCTTTACATGCTTGCTCCACCATGACGTGGAGTTTGTTCAAATCAAGAGGTTCCGTGTTGCCGTTTCTCTTTACAACTTTGGTGCCGTTGCTCATACTTTTTTCCAACTGTTAAATTTTACTTTTGCTTCTAAACCAGAATATGTATTTAATTTTATCATAGACATAACATCATGTCCAGAGAGAACCATATCGTTGATATCTTTCTCTTCTAACCCGCTTGGCCAGATGACGACTTTCTCGCCTCTGTCAATACACTTCCCAATTCTATTGACAATTTCTCTATTGCGGGGCTCGTTATCATAAACAAGAATCGTGTCGCTTCCCTTAAAATAACCCAAGTCACCGTCACTGCCACACAGAGCCACACTATTGTTGACGAAAGTGCTGTCAAAGGGTCCTTCAACCACATAGATTGGTAAGTCCTCATTGATTGTATCAAGTCCATAAATCTTCGGCGCTTCGTCCTCTAACATCACGGTGATATATTTAACAGAGTTAGGAATTAGACTTCTGCCCTGAAAACCGATGAGTTCCTTATCTTCATTATACATTGGTATAATAATACGCGGTTCATCCCTACCGATGGTGTCAAAGGTCTGTTTTTTGGTGTTTGTCCACCGTTTGAAACTGTCAGTAAAATAAAACTTTTCAGGATTTAGTTTACGTTTCTCCAAATATCTTCTGGCATCAGGATCTTCAGATGCTTTGGGTAAATCTAACTTCTTTTTGAATACTGGTTTCTTAAAGGTGAACGTGGGTTCTTCAGCAACAAAGTTCCTACCCGTGTGCCCTTCCTTGAACTTCTCAAGCGTATACTGCTTGTGGAGCGTAGTATCAATTGTCTTCAAAAAATTATTCAAAGACATACTAGCACCACAGTTATGGCACTTGAAGTTGCTATTATTCTTGACCTGGTAGATGTATCCCCGTGCCTTGTTTTTGTGCTTTTGAGAATCGCCACAGATAGGACAGCGAAAGTTATAGAGGTCACTCTTGACCCTCTTGAACTTCTGTAGACGTGACGAAACTAATCCAATATACTTGGAATCAATCAGATCCATTACAACAGGTCACTTCTGTCCCTGTATTATAACCTGCTGTGGTTCGGGAGTCAAGAAAATGGGTGCCAATCTGCTACCTGCACCAATCAAAAGTGCTCCAACAATCAGAACACCACCAATCTGCCATCTAAACTTAGAGAATGATTTAATCTCATCCTGTATCTTATCAATCCTACCATGAATAATTCTATGGTTTTTCTCTTCATTATCTTTGATCTCATCAATCATCTTGATAATGAGTTCATCACTCTTGATACTTTGCTCAATCCTTTCATCATGCTTCGCCAGGATTTGAGCGATTCTTGTATTACCTTCGGATATTTTATCAACAGCGGTTTCTAACTTCGCCAGCATTTCTCTGGAGAGTTCTTCGTAAATATCTAACTTCGTTTCTAACTGAGCAACTTTTGAATCTGAGAACATTTTACATCCAGGTCTTTCTGCCAGGTCCTTTTAGATATTTTTTACCTTTGTTCCAAGGTTTCTTTCTTACAGGAGGATCATCGCCTGCTTCAACAGTTCCAGCAATCTTACCATCACCAACATTATTAGTTGGAGCACCGGCAGCACCAGCACCCATCATTTCATCCAGTTTATGACGCCTGACGGTCTCAATAATTCTATCAATTTTCATAGATTTTTGAGTTCTGCTAAACAGTTGTAATCCGGTTCTATATCGCTAATGGATGTTCTTGGATATTCAGGCAACCTATTCAAGAACATTAGAAAACTCTTGATAGAAGGCCAAAGGTCCTCATCCAAGTTGTAAAACAACAAGGGAACCGCTGCATCATTAAACACATTGAATAATATAATAAGGTGATTGAGAATAAGGTGAACTTTGAGTTCACCGTTATTCTTATATCTCTTCAACAAACGCTTGACATATCTGATACGCTTCAAATCCGACTCAAAGTCGTCTCGTGTAACTGACTGTGGGTTATCGTAGAATTTTATAGCAAAGAGCAAATAATTACTCTCATTCAATTCATCAAATCTCATATATTAACCCATGTTATCAGCTATCGGGATAGATGGCATCCTCAGCGTCTCTACCGCCAGCAGCATCAGTAATTTCGCTCATGGCAACTAAAGTCTCAGTCTTAACTCTGAGAGTACCGTGAGTATCAACATATGTAGTAACTCCAACCCAACCAGCGTGAGGGGCAGCATACTTAGAACCAGTTGCCGCTCTAGCAACACCTTGCTCAGTTGTATCTACACCGAATACACCAGAGAATCTGTTTGACTTAACGTCAGGTGCACCATATTGATTATCAGTGATAGCACTGATTGGAGATCTGGTGATGAAGTAGGAAGTTCCACCAACAACGTTAGCAGTAGCACCATCTTTGATGATGTTGTCTACGTGTGCCAGAGTCAGAGATGTATTGCTTGCAACGGATTGAACAATTGCTCTACCGTAAGTAGCGCCAGCACCGACTACAATCACATCGCCTTGCTCTGCGGCATAACCACTAGTAGAGAAGGTTGTACCAGAACCAGTAACGACACCAGTGCTTAAGTTAATGGCGACCGTGCCTTTGTTTCCAACAAGATCTTCTTTGCCCCAAAGAGCCATGTTTCCTTACCTATGTAATTCGTATATTGATATTTATAAAATTATTCAGCTTCTCTTGCTGCGATTGCCTTAGTGACAACCTCAAGGAGTTGATCGTCCATGTCAGTCTTAGTCAGCTTAACCGCTTTACCCAAGATAACAAGACAGATCTCAACCAACTTCTCACCGAGTTCCTCATTTTCCGGAATCTTCGCGACCGCATCGGAGATAATTTTTGACGCAAGTGGGAGTAAAAATGCTAACATTGCCTTAGAGCATACGTTACTCTATATAGCAAGTTAACTATTATTTCACATTCTTTTCAATCTTTTTATCTTGATCCGCTTTTGTTGCAGTACCTCTTGGAGTTCTATTGATTGGAACACCCATTCTATCCAAAACTTTCTGTCCACGTTTCAGAAGAGCATCAACATTTTTCTGTGCCTCAGCTCCAAGGAACTCGTCAAGTTGCTCTGTATCTTCTTTTGGAGCATTAGCAATAGACAAGAAAGTATCTGCCATTGACATTTGCTTTTCTTCGCAAGGTGTCTCTTCCTTATCCTTATCAGGATTGCCAGAATTTACCATCTTGGCAAGGTCTTCCTTTGCCTTCTTATAAGTTCCTTCAGGATCCATGGCGATAGGACGCTTGGCACCAGTCTTTGCTCTAACGAGGTTTCTGGCAACGTTCATGAAAGCATATCTTTCACGTCTATCCTCTTCTTCCTCGGTCAGCTGCTCACCTTCCATCTCTTGACTCATCATCAGAGGTGCTTTACCAACCTGAGGATTAGTGCCATCCTGTGGCATTACGGTTACCTGTTGAAGTTTCTTGGCAACTTTATCAGGGAGAACATCAATCTCTCTGGCATTCTGACCTTCGGTACTGGTGGTTCCAGTAGCATCAGCGAGGAAAGCTTCATCAACTTTCTTTCCTTTCTTTTTGGCAATTGCCTTACCGATCGCTTTTCTTCTGTTATGAAGATACTTGTCGGTCTTATCAGTATCGCCGTCATTGTCAATGTCAGCGTCTTCTTGACCTACTGGATCAAGTTTTGCTTCCTTGACTTCCTTCTTCTTTGGACCACCACCCATGGCCGCGGCAGTCTGTTCGCCCTTCTTCTTCTCACCCTCATATGCTTCACCGTGCTCGGTCATCTCAACTTTGAGACCCTTTGCTCTCAGTCTAGAAATCTTTTCACGAGTAGCAAATCTAACATAAGACTTCTCACTCTTAGGATCAAATACTCTTACCTTATACTTTCTCTCTGGTTCTTCAGCAAGTTCTTGCTCGTAAGCAAGTTCAATAGCAGGTTCTTCCTTCTTGATACCTTCTACGAAAACTTTATGGTAAGCATCAGCAAAGTTCTTTTCTGCCCAGTCAACACTGGTGACCATATACTGCTCTGATACACCACCACCCTGCTTGCCAAACAGTTTCTCTCTGACGGCAGTCTTTTCCTGAGCACTCAGATTGCTATTTGCCATATACTCAGAATATGCTTTTCTGAGATCAATATCTTCCCTTCTAGCACGATAGCGGATGTCATAAACCGCCTGACGAATTCTCTTAGCAGAATTCTCTTGAGGTGTTCCACCTTTCGCGTCTCCCTTCTTAGCAGAAGATTTCGCTGCAACAGCAGGAGCATTCTTTCTTGCTGGAAGTTCCTCAGAAATATTGATAGTCATTGGAAGATGTTACTAGCTTACTTTTTTCCTATATTTATTTATGAATTTGTATCCTGTAAGACGAGCGACATATTGAAGATGAGCATCAGTCCCCACAAGTCTTTGATCAGGAGGAACACCAGAAGGTCCAGGATAATTTACAACCTTCTCAAAAACGTTTTTAATCCAGGGTTTAAACATTTCATCATCATCAGTCACACAGATGAGATAGTTAGCACCCCGACGCATGATTTCACCTTCCTGGTTACTCTCAATACATCTAATCATATCACCAACGGCAAAGATTTCTTCGTTGATGTACTTCTCTCTCAACTCTCTTTCATATCCAGCGGTTCCAAAATCAAACGATGATTTGATTGGAGCGTATGTAGTATGAGAGAGTTTTTTCTCATGTGGAGTTTGAGGTCGGTCTCTCTTTCCTATTCTCTGACCTTTATTATAAAACTCTAAACTACCACCGACAGTTTTAGCAACAAACTCACCAGTTTTTCTATCGTACCAACTTCCTCTATTTTGGTCATTACCTCTTACAAGTCCCAGTCTTGCCGCCTGGAACTCGGGGTTGTTCTTCAAAGCAGAAAAGGTTTTCATTATTTCTTTAATTCTGAACTAATCACGTTCTTATTAGTAGTAATATACCGAAGAACGTCGTCTCGTATCTTTATATATTTATCCTTTGACTTACCCTTACATCCATGAGATTTCTTAGTCAACGTGCCATAAACATAGGCAACGAAGTCTCTGTACTCCGTTCCCTTATAGTCTTTGATGAGTTGACTTATATAATCGCTCATAAAGTAAAAGGGGTCTGAAATTCAAACCCCACGATCTTTTATTATTTATCCACCAAGTTCAGCACATTCCCCGTTGATGTAGATAGTTCCTGGAGGACAATCATCTTGACATTCAACTTCTTCTTTTTCAAGTTGTTCGTCAATATCTAAGATGACATTACGGATATCAACAACACGTTCAGGAACTGACTTAGGATCGTATGTATAGACCTTAGTGTCAGTGAATAGTGCTTGACGGACTGCTGCCGCTTGGCGAGCATCCATCGTAATGGTAACAGTTTTCATCGGTCACCAACCTCACGATTTTCAGAATAGTATACGTCAAACTGACCACCTGGATAACGCTTCTCAAGTTTCTTCACGTTAGTGGCAACTACCTCATCAAAAGAAACTCCAAGTGCCATGCACGCTTGAGCGGCATACCACATCAAATCTCCAAGTTCAATAATAAGGTGTTCTTTGTTGTCTTCGTTCCAGGGTTTACCTTGGAAGATCATCTTCTTGATGATCTCAAGGAACTCACCACCTTCGGCGTTTAGACCAACACCAGCAGTCAGAAGACGTTCAATATTTGCACCTTTCTCATCCAGTTCAACCAGACGGTCAGAAAGAGCAACGAAATCAGTAGAAGCATCAGATGTCACTGCATCTACAAACTTCTGATATCGTTCAAAATCAACATGCTTTGCCATTAGAATTTAAATCCTTCGAATGATTTTTTAGGTTTGTCCTCCTCAGGATTATACTCTTCTTCTTGTCCAGAGTCAAGTATATTATCTTGTGCTGTCTGTTCACAATCATACAGACGCATCTTGGCACGATCAATACCAACAATGAAACGTTTATAGACTGACAAATCGTTATAACGATTTTTCAACTGCTTCACCATTATCTGACCAAGTTGTTCAAGTTCCTCAGTGCTAATAAGGGCAAACATAAGATCAGCAGTAGCAGGGAGACCAAAGGACTCACTAGTGTCAGTAAGGTCAACGTCAGAGCTACCATAACCAGAACGAGTGGTCTGGGTGGCAGATACGATAGGGACCTCGGCTTCGACAGCCAACCCTCTAAGCTCCTCTGCAATAGACTTAATATAGCTATATGAATTGATAGAGCCGCCTTGGCGATACCTGCTGGAAGCACATATATTAAGGTAATCAATGAAAATAATATCAGGTCTAAATGACTTCTTAAGTGCAAGTTCATTAAGAAGTGCCTTAAAGTGTCCACTGTGTGCACTCGCAGTCGGATACTCTTTAATTATAAGAGTGCCCTGCGTTTTCTTAGAAAGATTGGTCACTTTGTTTTCAAACATTGACTTTGGTAAGTCAGTCAAATCTTGAATAGGAACATTCAGGAGGTTCGCGTCAATTCGTTCAGCAATCTTCTCTTCTGCCATCTCCATTGTAATATAGAGAACGTTCCGTCCTTGGAGCAGCACGGAGCTAGCGACGTGGCACATGAATAGAGACTTGCCGACGCCTGTACCAGCAAGCGCGATGTTAAGAGTCTTGTTAGGTAGACCACCTTTCGTGATTTTGTTAAAGTATTCGAGATCAAACGGGATCTTGTCCTCTTTCTTGTGATAGAACTCATATCTTTCTTCGTAGTTTTGTAAGTAGTCATGTCCGATATTATTGTCAAACGAAACTGCCAGTGCATCAGAAAGGATACTAGGAATAGCATCCCGAGTCTTCTTATCATCTTGCCCATCAGCAATGCCGATAGATTCCATCAAGGCAAGATAAATGGCACGATCACGACACCACTTTTCAGTAGTATCTAGCAACCATTGATGATCCACAGGAGCATCAGTCAGTTCTGAAGTTAAGTTTCTAGTTTCTCTGACTTCTCCTTCATTAAGATCTGTACGATTTTCAATCTCAATGCATAGTGCCTCTACTGAAATAGCAGAACCATAGTTCACAATGAACGAGGATATTTCTTCAAAGATAACCTTATCAGAGCGTTGCTCAAAGTAATCAGGTTGAATAAACGGAATTACTTTACGAGAATACTCTTCATTGAAAACAAGGTTTCTAAGAATAGTTGTCTCAATTCGCTCCATAAGAATAAGTTTGTTTTGCAATGATGTCCAGTTTTTCCATCACCTCAGGGGTGAAATATGTCTCAGGGTCTTTCAAGATTGCCTTGGCATAGACTTTCTTGCCACCTATTTCATAACGACCTGCCACATTTTTCCAGAGACCACCCAGTTCTCCCAACTCAAGAAGACCATAATATCGATCAAGACCACGCTCATCGTAATAAAGGCGCACCGTAACATCTTGATTCTCCTTGCTTAAACGCGACTTAGCAGTCTTAGCCTTGATAAGGTTTCCAACGATTTCTGTTCCATCTTTCTCCTTTTTCTTTGAGAGATGGATGATTGTAGAGGCAGCATATTTGAGTCCAGAACCTCCACCCATTTCTTTGGTAGGAACGTAAGCACCGATGACATCGTAAGTGTGATTAGTAACGATCATTGGGATGTTTGCTTGACCCAGTTTGAGTGTGAGCATTCTGAAAGCACCCTTGATCAGTTGGGATTTAGTCATGTCCCGAACTTGCTTGTCGTTGAGTGTATCAGTAATCTCTTTCTCCGTGGAAAGCATCCCCAAAGAGTCTAGCACAAACATGCAGGGTTTGCGTTCATCTGCTGGTTTCTTAAGGTAAATATCAACTGCTTTGAGTGCTTTGCTACGAAACTCCTCAACTGTAACCACATTGATCACTACAGTGCGATCAAGGTCTAACCCACGACTTGCGAGAAGAGACTTGTTAACAGCGGCTTCAGTGTCAAAATATAGACAATACCCATCAGGATTAGAATCAAGGAAGTTTTTGACGACAGCAAGGGAGAAAAAAGTTTTTCCAGTACTAGACTCGCCAGCAATGGCAGTAATCTTATTCCCAGATACACCACCAAATATAGACCCTGAAACAAGTCCATTAAAAATGTACGAACCCGTGTCCACAAATTTTTCAGTATCGTCAATATCGGATGCGAGTTTTGTGTAGTCATCACCAATCTCTTTTACAATTTCTTTAAGAAAGTCCATTACGCAAAAAATAGTTCAAGGTTTACAGTTTTTTCAACGTTCCACCCGATAGCATCCAGAATGGATTTGAGTGGTTCCACAAAACTCTTTTCAAATTGTAGGTCATAGTCAATATACTTGTCAAGACCAAGTTCTGTAGGGAAATCCTGAATAAACGAAATGACATTCTCTTGAATGATATTAGGTTTCTTCAGATAGAGAAACTTAATTTTCTCGCCGTTGTTAATAAGTGAGTATTTATTGGTGAGTTTTTTCTCCTTGACATAATGATTGTAAAGAAGAGCACCACGGCAATGAATAGGAGTTCCCTTAGAGTAGATGTCAGCATGAGACCGATACTTAACAACATCAGACACTGAACGAGGGAAAGCAATCTCTTCAGGAGGAAGATTCTTGAAGTCAACACGACACTTGTCAATGAAGTCAATCACATCTTCTTCAGTTCCGTTCATCATCAGTTTGAGACCTTCTTTAATCATCGTCCGACATGGTGCCGGAGTAGAAGATTTGACTGCCTCAATACCCATCATCTTTAGTTTAGGTTCTTCATAACGAACACCTTCACTGTCCCATACGTTAAGAATGTATCGCTTCTTCGCAGTCCAGATGCCACGTTCAGCGATGTTCTCACGCTTCATAAACATCTTCTGATCGTAAGCGTTTACGTAATCCGCGAGTTCTTGGTAACAACGGTCAATATACTTTTCAAGTTCCATCTCACACACCTTATTAAGGAACGTGACAACGCCTTCAGTAGTTTTCTCTCTTCCCTTGTATACACTTTCAACCAAAGGACCCATATTAAGATAAATGGAATCGGTATCAGAAGCAATAACATAATCTACATCCTCAGTTTTCAATACCTTATTCAGGTATTTGTTCATTCGGTTCTCAATCCAGCGGATGGAGACTTGTCCAGATAAGGTGATTGCTTCGGCGTTGGCAAGTTTGTAGTAACGGAAATACTGATTACCAATAGCACCATAAGCACTATTAAGTTGAATCTTACGCGCCATTTGAATGTTGTTACATCTGGCAATTTCTTTTTCCAGTGCCTTAGTTGGGGTCTTTTCATAATCTTGCTTTGCCTGCAACATTTTCTTCTTGTAGATGGTGCGATCCTTATAGATTTTATCCATCAACTCTGGAAGGAATCCACGCTTATCCTTACGATACATTGAACCGTTGGCACAAACGGCAGTATCCTTATACAGTTCAAAATTAATCTCTTCGTTCAATATCTTATCGACGGTGACCGAAGGGTGTCTAGTATCTTGTAAGGTCTCCGGTGAGATATTGTATTGCATAATAAGATGAGGGTAGAGACTATTAAGGTCAAAACTAACCACCCAATCATACTTTCCCGGAATCGGTTCCTTGACATATGCACCTGCATACTTGGAATCTTTATCTGAACGGACAATCGGAGGAATAACAATATTCCTCTTCTTCAAATAGTTGTAGATAATGGTATCCCACATACGCACTTGTGAGAAGACATCAGCATAGTTCGCCTTAGCGTCATACGCCATAACGATTGCCAGTTCAATCAGTTTCATCTTGTCTTCCAAACGGTCAACAAGTTCCACGTCAATGATGTTGTATTCTACAAACTTTTGCCATCCATTCGTATAGAAGTCCTTGAACGTATCAAACTCGGAGTGATCCAGTTTCTTCTGTCCAAGTTCTACGCTAGCAATGTAATCCAAACGATAGGATTCCTGTGCTTTGTAAGTGAACTTCTTATAAAGATTTAGGTAATCAAGTTGCGTAATACCACCAACATCATAAGAAATGTGTTTACGACCCATGATCATGGTCTCACGTTCTGTGACAAGACCCCATGGCGAAATACGCTTCATCAACTTTTCACCAAGGATCCTATCAATACGTCGCACAAGGTACGGCATATCGTACAGTTCGCTGTTCCATCCAGTCAGAACTTCAGGAGTATTCTCCTCAATCATCCACCAGTTGATGAAGTCATTCAGGAGTTCATACTCAGTGGAGAAACCTTTATAGATGACGTTCTGCTGTTTGTTATTGAAAGGTCCTTGACCCCAGGTGCGGATCTGTTTGGTAGTATAGTCCTGCACTGTAATGAGCAAGACTTCCTCTGCAGCAGACTCAACGTCAGGGAATCCATTCTCAGACTTGACCTCAATATCAATCGTGGAGATTTTGATTTTGGTAGTATCAAACTTAATCTCTTCCTCAGGATACTTCTCAGAAATATACTGATAGATGTATCTATCGTTTCCGTAGATTTTAAAGTTTTCTACACCATCATATCGCTTGATAAACTCACGACAATCACGAACAGTTCCAGGTTCAACAGATTCAACATATTCACCTTCAAGAGTTTTGTACTTTGTTTTCTTGTTAGATGGGACAAAAAGAGTCGGGTAAAACTTCTCCCGAGTCATGAAATGATGACCATTTTCATAACCTCGGACCAAGAAGTGATCCCCGACCATTTGGACGTTCGTGTAAAATCTCATTCTGTAAGTTTCAGATACTCTTCAACAACTTCTGGGGTAGGATCTGCGATAGTCAGAATATCTTCTGACCGAATCATCAATTCCCTTTGATTTGTTGCTTGTGGCCAGGGTTCATACTTACCTTCGCCAAGGAAACGATATGGGTTGACTAGTCTACAGTTTGGATCACCAAGTTCTGCGTCAACCTCAACAACCTCACTGATGAGAACATTATCTACATCAACGAGGAGACACTTAACTGCTTTGCTCATTAACTTTTTCCAGATACATTTCAGATACAGACGACAAGGGTTCCACAATCGTTACAACCCAATCTTTAGGAACAACGATGTCATCATCAGAAGACAACAAGATCCAAGGAGAGAATACAATCTCAACGTCGTCATCGGGTGCTTCATTCTCTTCAGTCAAGAAGAGTGGTTTTTGTGTGGCAACCTTGTGCGGTTTATTTAGAAGGTATCCATGAACAACCTCATCCTGTACAAGTTCTTTGGCATCAGAAATGAGTTGCTCGCCAGACTTCAATAGGACTAATTTAACGGACATGTCAGAATATCACCTGTCGGCATTATAGCATAAAAAAGAGGGTATTGCTACCCCCTTCTTATTATGAGTATTAAGGTCTGAAAACTAACAAGAGTTTTTCTCACTGAATACTAACTAATTTTTATGAGTATTAGGAATTGAACACTTACAAGAGTGTTTCCATATGAATACTAACTAAAAGATTTGAAGATGGTTGAGTATTAGCGTGTGAAAACTAACTAGAGTTTTAGCATTTGAATACTAACGAAGACCATTCTCAACACGGAGATTATCTTCAACAATCATCTTCCGCAGTGCATACCAGATCTTTTGAGTCATCTTATCAACTTTGGTACGTGCTTTCTTTAATTGAGAGTACTCTTCATATAGCATTCCAACTTGAAAGTCTGAAGTATTCGCACTCTTTTTATCAGGATAAGCATATTCAGATACTGCACGTCTCATCCAATGTTTGTAATTAGACGCAGCAACTCCTTGATTCATGTGATAAGGTTTACATCCCAGATAATGTGCCTTGACATATTTCCAATTAGGAACTAATCCTAAATCTGGACGTACACGTAGATCACCATTGGGACGAAGAATAGAGTGGACCAAAGTGTAAATGCGATTAGGAACATCAATTTTGATATTTCCTTTTTTATCAAACTTTAAACCAATAGCATGAATCAACTCCATGTCTCCACCAAGATACTCAGTCAGTCTAAGTGCATACTTTTTGATCCACTTTGATACTTCGTCTTCATAATCAATTTTCTTACTAAAACCATATTCACATGTTTTAGCAATATTAATATCTTCGTTAGATTGTTGAATATAATCGAAGATGGATGAATTTTCTTCTTGAAAGGTTTTTAGTTTAGTTGGAATAAACTCTTTCAAAGAATTAAAAGCTTTCTCATCTTCCAATAGAAAACTTGCAATTGCTCTAGTATCTGCCTCATCGGTTTTAGCATCTGCTTCCACACCAGCAAGTTTTCTTGCTTTTGGTGTAGATTTTTGAGGAAACAATAAGATAGTGATTCCTTTCCTATCTGCATTTTCTTTTAACTCTTCCAATTGATCAAAGTTAAAAGGTTGTGCAAGAGTTAATCTATGCGATTCTCTTAAATGAGCACATTCAACAACTAAAGTATCTCCCTTCTCAAGTCCTGAAATATTCAGGTTAATAAGGTTTTCTTGTGGTAGTTTTCCATGAAACTTGTCATTACCACTATCATAAACATGGACTTTTCCTTGTCCAACGTCTGCTGTAAACAAATTCATTTTTTTAATTAATAAAGGACAACTTATAAAAATAACGAACAAGTATTAGTTGTCTGAAGACTAACAAGAGTCTTACATCTTGACTACTGATTCAATTCGTTATCTGAAAATTATAAGACAAGAAATAAATCTTGTCAAGTATTATGCGGTGAATACTAACAAGAGTATTACAGTTTGAATACTAATAAGTATTTCTTCGGTAAGTATTATGAAGTGAATACTAACAAGAGTATTTCAGGGTGAATACTGATTGACCCGAAGACTGATATTATATCGTAAAAAAAGAGGGGCGTCAACTGGATTTTGCCAGTTGCCCCCCCTGCGGCGACGATATTCTCTAATATTTAGAGATAGTCTTTCCTTTGATGATGATCTGGGACAACTTTTCCTAAGTCAATAGTCAGTAACCCATCCTCAAAAGTAACTGATCTAACTTCCGTTTCATCGCTGAGGGTCCAAGATCTTGTGAATGATCTTTGAGCCATTCCTCTATGAACATAAGTTCGTTCGGTCTCAGCATCTCCTTTTTTTCCATCGACAAAAAGTTTACCGTCTTGTGTGTAGACATTAATTTCTTCCTTTTTAAAACCTGCAAGTGCTAGTTCTAAGCGGTATTCTACGTTGCTTAGTTGAACTAGGTTGTATGGCGGATAGTTAGTTTGCGTCTCGTGCAGCGTCCCAAGACGGTCAAAGTAATTATCCATGCCGATACTGTACCTATTTATACGGTCCATCAGCTCAGGCAGATCCTTCGTATGAAACTTCATTAAGTTCCCCATGGTTATTAGCTCCTATAAAAGCGAGTTTGTATTGTGTGATCCCCGAAGGCAATCACACATATTTATAGCACGCTTTTAAAAATTAGGAGTTCGGTTTACCGATATTTCTTTAATCTACTCCAAGTTGTTGATTCCGTTCTCGTTCCTACTCCCGATCCTCTCCTATTTTTCCTTCTGTTTGGATTAGTTCCAACAGCACTTGATGCTTGTGAGGCAAGAGATGACGCTTGAGATCTAGATCCCCTAGCACCGCCAGAGCGATAAGTTGTTGTTCCTAAAGGAAGACCACCTTGCCCACCTCTACGTCCTGAGGATGAGGAAGATCCACCCGCGTCACTATAATCTGCTTTTTCAGCATCCTCACGTCTCTTGTCTCGGTCATTCAACCATTTCATTTGAGCGTCTTGTGCTGCAAGAATTTGCTTCTGCAACTCTTTAGCTGCTGCTGTATAAATTATTCTTCTGTTATAACCAATTGCATTTGCCATATTAGTAGTATCTACATATCCTTCTTCACCAGGACCAATAATTTCCACCCTCTTAACCGACTTACCTTCTCGTCTAAGTTTTTCCATTTTTGCGCCAAGTTCAGCCAAGAGTTTTGAATATGGATCTTCCTCATTGTCTATTTCATCCAATGCATCTTGTCTCGCCTGATTTGCAGCATCTTGTTTATCATTATAATCTTGTAGTGCATCATTAAATGCATTTTCTTGTTCCGCTCTTTTAGCAGCAAGTGCCTCTTCTTCAGCAGTTTGTGCATCATTTAGAGCGTTAAGTTTATTCATGAGAGATGCTGGTGCTTGTTGTCCAGAAAACTCAGCATATTGACGTTCTATTGGCGCACGCAACTTATTATACTTATCAGCAATTTTGTTAGTTGCATCAGAATACTGTCGATCATTCATTCCAGTGTATCGGGGTTCACCTGTTTTGGGGTCGGATGCAAATCCCTTGTTTGCTTGAGAACCCCGTATATCAGACATCTTACCCGCTCTACGAGCAGCATTTGCTTTATCCTGTGCTGCTTTGATTTGAGTATCAGTCATGCCTCCATCTGAACCACGTTGACCGACAGAATTGGCGTTTGCACTATTACTTCTAGGAACAACATTACCATCAGAAGTTGAGAATGATGAACGACCTGCACCACGTCCTGATGTGGGAGTAACAGTAGAGGGAGATCCCATAAAAGGTCTTCCCAGTGCATCATACGCGATTTGACCACCAAGTGCTGCCCATCCAGCTGGACCAGGAATTGCGGTTGCTGCACCCAATGCTGCACCAAAATAATCACCTTGTGAGGATCTTTGAGCGACATCAGCACCAGCAAGAATTGCATTAGCACCAGGAATTAACCTACTTAATAATCTAGATGCCTTAGTGCTTGATTTCGTCGCTGCCCTTGCTAAATCATCAGCAGAAGCTCTTACTGCCTGTGGACCACCTTTAGGAATTTGAATTTCGGGTGTTCCCGAATAACCCCTACTAACTACAGATCCAAATGGATTTTTTATACCTCGCATTCCTTTTTTAGGAGTAGGTTGCACAAAATAATCTCCAGCCTTTTTTCCAAAAGGTGTTCCTCTAGTTAGTTGATTAGTATCTTGATACATTCTTCCAACATTTATCTCTCCAGGACTCATTGTTTGTAGAGGTGTTCCGTAATTTCTACCCGGAACAATCCTCTGAAGTTTCATATTAGAACGGAAATTCGGGTCATAATTTACACCTGATGGCAATCCTGTTATCATCTGACCACCAGGAGCGTATCTAATATTATCTGTTACAGATCTAGCAAGTCTACCAATAATATTTGGATTTATAGGAGCTTGACCATTTTTAGCAAGATTGTCTTGCCTTACTTGATTAGCAGCACTTGCTAAATCAGAAAAACTTATACCAGTAGCAGAAGGAGCAAGAGTGCTTGGATTAATAGCACCACCCTGCCTCTGTGTAGTCGATCCTAATGATCTACCACCTTGTCCTCTCATACGCTGCGGAGCAGCAGCCTGATCTTCTCTTCTTGCTGCCACTGCAGCATCAGACATATCAGGAGGAAGAGGAACACCTCCTGTCGCGCCAGGGCGACCGTCTTTGTATGAATAGTTGTACCCATATTGTCTTGACCCAGCAGCAGATTGAACCCTAGCATTCATCAAAGGAAGATATGGATATGCCTCCTGAGAAGCATCAAGTTGTTTATTGATAGGTCTTTGTTTTTCTAACTTGACAATCTGTATATTGAGTGCATTTTGTTCTTTCCTAAGAGAATCAAATTTTTTACTGTAAGCATTATAATGATCTTCAACTTTTTTTAAGTGTGAGTCTGATTGACTTTGATATTCAGCATCTAATGCATCAAGTTCTTTTATACGAGCATTATTATATTCATAATATTTGTCGCGAGCTGCGTTTATCTCTGACACTGAACCACCACGGTTCATTATTTGTACATATGGACGCTGTTTCTCGCTCCATTTCTTGCTGATCTCTTTCTTTCTATCAGAATATTGATCGTATGTCATCCCCGTATATTCGGGTTCAAACTCCTGTTGTTCTGAACTAAGATTGGATATTTTTTGATCAAGTTGTTTTATCTGTTCTTCTAACTTTCTTATCTCAGCATCAATTCTTTCATCTTCTTCTTGGTCTTTCTTTCTCTGAATATTTGCAAGTGGTGGTGCATAACCTTGCAGACCCAATAGATTGAAAGCAGGTGCAGGAACTTCTAATGTATCACCAAATCCAAAATCAATTGTAGCCGTCTTTGGAGTTCCTTCAACCCCACCAAGACCCGTAACATGAAGTAATGTTGAATTATCAACTGTAGATACAAATGTTGTTCCAGTTGAGTTAGCAATAGAACCTGCTACAGGTGTCCAGTCACTCTCTTGAAGTTGTGTTTCTTTTCTCCAATCAGACTTAAAAGGTCTTGCTATTTCTTCTATTTGTTTTCTTTCTGCTTCTGCTTCTTGCAACTCCTTCATTTTTAGAGCAGCACGTTCTTTCTGCTCATCAACCTGCCTTTGACGAGTTCTTTTAAAATCTTTATTTCCTACGTGACGTAATATCCTGCTCATTAAAAAAGGAGGTCTATAACCTCCTTATATTTATTCAGTTTCTTCAGTCTTCTTTTTCTTAGCACCAATATTATACTTGGTCTCAAGAATCCAATCCTGCTTATCCTTGTATGCCAACACTTTGATCTGGTTCAGTGGGGCAATCTGTTGGATTTTTTCTACGTCCACAATCTCTACCAGACCCCAGTCTGCAAGAAGTTGTGCGATACGATTACGACGCTGGACATCATTCAACGTCAGGTTGGCGTGCTTACCATCAAGGGCAAACAACTCTTTGAAATGCACCAGATAATATCTACCCTGCTTATGCAGAATATGACATGACTGATAAATCTTCTTCTCTTTCCTAGAAGCGACTCCAATACGAGTCAGAGTTTCACGCACTTTCAAAAAGTCATCAGGTTCTCCAAGAACCACTTCAACCATTTGTTCGGGCGACCACTTCACTTCAGGTTCTTGAACGACACTCATCTTGTTCCTCCAGTATCAAATTTTGATTTAATAAATGTAAGTTGTTCTTTTGTCAAGATCCGTAGTGCTTGCTTTGCCTTCTCATTACTATAACCATAATGACGTTTGACATAATCAAGGTCTTTGATCTTATCTTGTCGGAGCCAGGGAGAAAACCTCTTCTTTTTCCTCAGACTATTTAGATAAAAATCATATTGCATTTTCTTCGGAATGCTGTTATGAATGTTCATCTCATTCGCAAACATAATACAGTCCAAATGACCAGAGAAACAACGATTGACAATATAAGGAGGATACTCTTTTTCAAGAGTGGGATCTTCATCAAGCAAGTTCTTTTTGGTCTGATTGATTGAGTTCAGCCAGTCCTTTAAGTCCATAGTTAAAAAGTAGAAGTTCTTTACGTTGTTTTTGATCTCGCATATACTCACCTACGGAACGCATCGTGTAGGTAAGGTCAAATTCCCCTGCATTCCATTCTTTAAATCGGTCTTTAACCAACTGGTCGGCATTGTAACTGATAAGGCAATCCATAGAGCAAGTATCACAATCTGAGGCAAAACGATCATGATCGAATCCCTTGTGCATAGCTCCCTTTTTACCGTAGAGATTATCTTTGATGTCATAAGGAGGGTCCAAATAAATGAAAGCAGATTTCTCCGAACCTTCATCCAAAAGTTTGTCGTAGGAAAGATTAGTGATTTCCCAGTTTTTGATGATTTGAGAATATCCAGGCAGTTTATCTATTCCTCGCATTGAGAAGTTTGAATCAGATGCCTGGGCAGAAAAGGATGAGGACTCAGTGAGACCAGAAAAAGAGCACTTGTTAATAATGTAAAAACTAACGGCACGATGAAAGGGTTCAGTCCGTTTGGTTTCATGATTCAAATACTCCTTTGCTTCCAAGAACAATTGCTTTGCAGATACTGGTTCAGGATGACGATACTTCAACTGATTAAGTTCATCACGCATCTTCTGCCCATCACTCTGCAGAGTCTTCCAGAAGTTGACCAGAGGTTCATACAGGTCATTTACCCAAACCTTGACAGTCGGATACTTCTTAGTGACGTGAATTGCTACACTGCCACCACCGAGGAATGGTTCACGATACTCATCATACTCCCGAAGGTCAGGGAAGTATTGGTCCATCTTGGTGCAGGCACGGGACTTGCCACCAGGATAACGGAGAGGTGTCTTGTACGCTTTCATCACAGAATCTCCTGAAGATTGTCAAGGATTTCAGCAGAGGTAATCTTCTTCTCTGCTGGTTTGATATCTTTAGCGAGCATGGTAAAGTCTCCAGGCAGAAACTTGACCTTTGCTGTAGGTGACTTAGGAGTGTAGTAAATACGCTTTTCTACGGTCTCCCAATCGGTAATTCCAAGTGCCATAGACCCAGTGTCCACAAGCAGCATGTAATCAAAAGTTTTTTCAATTACTTTGTTATCAGACTGAAAGTTCTTAAGAACGATGGATGATGTAGATCCATTCTTGTTAAACATCTTAAGTTTTCCCTTCATCTCATAGTTGACATTATCTTCAGAAGTAAAGTCAACGCCATCTTTGTAATCACCCACATATTGAAGTTGACCACCGCTCCACTTGGCAAAGGACTTTTCCTGTAACCAAGTGCGGATGGTCTTGAAGGCGTTTGATTTCATTTGAGTTGTATTGGTGGCATTTACGCAACCAAAGAACTCTTCAAGGTTGATCCGACTAATGTCAAGATTCGGTTTCATAATCAGGTTCGTTGTATTTCAAAAATTCCCAGAAGGTCAATTTCATTTCCTTCTGAGTCATCCCACAGTTCTTAGCGGCTGTGGGCAAGTTCATTGTAGCACGGAAAAGCGCCAAGTTGGACTCTTTTACGTTTTCAGGTGTAGTCTTCACATTTGGTTCCATCAACTTGGACTTATCAATTTTAAGAAGACTCATAGCATGTCTCCATAGGGTGTGCCATCTTTATGAAGGAGAACTCCATCAACCTTATTCAATAGTTCCTGCATCCCCCCATAGAGAATACGATATCCGCTTCCCACATACAACTGACCCAAGACAACAGCAATAGTTGCAGTACCCCAGAAGACGTAATAAAACCTAGACTTAACTTGTGCTCTTAGTTTTGTTTTCATAGTACCAATTTCTTATTAGGTGCCTGAATGACAGAGAACATACTTTGATACTGTTCTTCAATCTGATCTTGCGTATCTGCAATATACACAATATACTTTTTAGTAATTTCAAGTTCCTCATCTTTACCTTTAAGAAGAGGAGACCAAGGAGCAAATCCCATTTGACCATTACCAGCAGGAACAGCAACGATAGGATTACAGATGACTACAGAGTCATCTTTTTCTTCAATCAAGTCTGCAACGACATCTTCGCCAGACCACATACGCATCAGTTTAACATTCATTTGAATTCACACTCCACCATTAGTTCAGTAAGACAAGCAAGCATATTTATCTCCTGGTCTGCTACGAACGCTCCCTGATACTGATACTTAGCGAGAACAAGGACAGCAGCAGGAATAGAAGCAGGAACCAAGGATTCGTAGCAAGCGTCATAAATACGACGCAAAAGTACAGTAGTATCATTGTCCAGATTACCAACGATCCACTTTCGCACTTCAGCAAAGTTTTTATCCTTGAGATTCTTGACCAGTTCATTTACAGCAACATCAGAGAACGAAGCGAGAATACCCGCATCAATTTTACCACTTACAGAATACCTCTGAACTTCATTCAATACACGACGCCAATCAGGGAAGTGCTTATTGATGAGTTCTACCAGGACCTTGTTATCATATTCAATGCCTTCTGAATCCAAGATTTCTTGGATTCGCTTGAAGAACTGGGCAGCAATGGATTGCCGGTCCTTTCCTTTGATTCCGAACTCAACGACGGAACATCGCGAGTGCAGGGGTTCAAGGATTTTATTTTTGTAGTTACAGGTGAAGATGAATCGGCAGTTGCCAGCAAACTCCTCAATAAACGCCCGTAGACAGAGTTGTACATCATTGGATGTGTTATCTGCTTCATCAATGATGATGACTTTGTGTTTTGCAGTTGCCGTAAGCGAGACGGTCGAAGCGAAGTTTTTCGCATTGTTTCGGACAGTATCCAGGAATCGTCCTTCATCGGATCCGTTGATGACATAAACATCAGCTCCAAGTTCATTACAGAGTGCCTTTGCCACTGTAGTCTTGCCGATACCAGGAGGACCTGCAAGAAGCATGTTAGGAATCTCTCCCTTATCTAGGAAATCCTGAAACGTCTTCTTTGTAGAGGCAGGCAGAATACACTCAGAGATCGTCTTAGGACGATACTTCTCAACCCAAATAAAATCACTCATATTCACTCACCAACTTCATGAATAACAGGTTGTTCGTGTACCAGTATACGATACAACTCGGGATTATTACCAGCAGAAACTGGAAGAAATTCTGTATCTGGATTGAACTCATCATCACGGATCGCTTGATTGATCACGATAGAACCGTCTTCACCAGAGATACTACGATGATAAGTTCCGACAGGAACAACCAAAGCACCACTCTTACGGTTCATGTGAACGATATGATACGGAAACTTCCAATCAAAGTTCACAAGTTCAAACGTTCTTTCTCCTGAGAGGACACGATTATGGTCCACTTGATGATGGTGGATATAGAACTGCTTTGCACCGATGACATCGTTTGGTGGTGAAATTGCTGGTCCTTCATGTACCACAAGATCAGATGCATTTGAATCATCTACCGAAATATCATAGAACACAACATCGGGTGTCTCTCGGAACACACGATGTTTACGAAATTGTACGCTACTCATGACAAAAGTTTACTAATACCAATGGTGGTCAGAAAACCGAGCATGATAACCATATCCCACATTTTGTATTTAATAAAATAAGGAATAGTTACAGAGTCGGCAACTAAGTGTACCACCACACCTAGTTTAGCATCAACATGTAAAACAACAAAGTAGGAAATGACGATAAGAGCACTTCCAAGTATCCTTAGATACTCAAGGAGTTTGACCGAATGTAGAATCATTCAAGTGTTCTAGTTATGAATTCTGAGGATATGTCTTTAGCACCCATAGCTTCATACATGTAAGTAGCACCAGATCTAGGATTTGTGTGATTTCCGCAGGTAAATACATCACAGACAGCTAAGTGCTTTTCAGGCCATGTATGAATACTGATATGACTTTCAGCAAGAAGTGCTATAGCAGTTACTCCACAAGGACTGAACTTATGAGAAGAAACGTCTAGTAAGGTGCTTTCAGATAATTGAGCGGCATTTGCAAGGACGTTGCGAATGTGTGCCTCATCATCCAAAAGTCCAAAAGGACAACCCTTAAGGGTAAAGAGAATGTGTCTCATCCGAATGTAGAATCTGGTTCAAGTGCGATGAAATAAGTGAGGTTGTACTTAGAGTTGGTAAACTTAGACAGAAGTTTGGATGACACCACAACGTCATAGGCACCAGGAATAATCTTGATGTTCTCAATCTTGAAGTTGAAGGTGAACTCTTTATCAGTTTCTCCAACAACAAACTCTTCTGCGTGAGAAGTATCGTTCTTCTTGTCGCGGACGACCAGTTTAACAACACCATCGCCACCAACAACAGACAGGTCAGGAAGTTGCAGAACAGCAGCAGCTTTCAAAACTTGAGAGAGGGTATTACTATCCAGTTGGAAGCAAACATCTTGAGTTGGAAGACTGATTTCCTTTTCGGGAGGAGCAATGATAACGGCAGGGTCAGAATAGAAATACTTACCCCGACGATTGCCTTCACGGTAGGCAAGGTAACTTTCTTCTTTAAAATCCAGACCAGGATTGGTGTAGGTGCTCAGAATGTTAAGAAGTTGATTCAGATCATACAGAGCAACATCACGAGGGAACTCTTCATCAATCTCTGCTTCTGCAAGGATGTTTTTGGCAACAGAGATGGTGCGGAGTTTAGTGCCCTGCTTCACAAGAATGGAATTGTTGATTCCGGCAAAATTCTTGAGGATGGTGAGGGTGTTATCAGACAGTTTCATAGATTCGCGTAGTTTCATCACTGAGGGTAGGTTTCGCGTTTGGCGTTTTTATCGTTGAAGTGCATCAGAAGAACAGCATAGTGCAGAATCTTCATGATATCACGTCGGGCAGTGCCTTTCTTATCATAACGAGAGGCATACTTAAGGATGTTGGATCGGCAGAATGCTTCACCATCACCACAAGCTTCAATCAGATCAAGTGTCTGAATTTTGTCATCACCAGCAGAGTAGTGAGCGTTGTAGGTTCCAGAAATATAATCCTGCAGTTCTTTGAGGATAGTGTCCTCATCATATTTGTACCGATTAGAATCGTTATTCATAGTGTTGTCAAAAATAGTAATTGTGCCCGCATTCAAATTTTGTTCGTCTTCGGGACCGTACATAGTATCGTAAAGCAGAGACCAAGAGTTTGTCATTATTATATCAAGAGAAGGTTTGAACGTCAACTGCATTTTGATCAGGCATCTCAAAGTCAGCATCAACCTTGTCGTAAAGTTCAAGGAATGCCTGCTTTGTTTCATCATCAAAGCGATTGACACAGACCTGAATTGCCTTTGCCTTATCACCAAAGATGCTATATGCCTTCACAATGTGAACCAGACGACGGGTACTAATAATTTCTTCAATACCACCATCGTAGAAAGTTTTACGGATGATGTCTGCCCAGTCAGCAAGTCGCTTACAGAAGTTCTCATCATCACAGAGTTTGTTGAGAATCTTGGTTTCAGTAGCAGTGGTGGGATACTCCTGCTCAAAGGTCACTGGGAATCGCTCAAGGAAGGCTTCATTGAGCACGTTAGTTCCAATGAATCGTCCGTCGTCTGAACCTTTACCCTTAGTGTTTGCTGTTGCGATGACGTTGAAACCTGCACTGGGTCGGACAAACTTGCCAATTT